CGTTAGAGCGCGCGTACTAGGAGTATAACGCCGAGGTCCCCCCAGAACTCCGAGGCATAAGGGAGGGCGAAGTGAGTAATAGGAGTCGTTATATGGTTGTAATAGGTACCTATCACCGCGAATAGCTCTGGGTATTCTGTTCTACTGATCTCCTGCCCATTCATTGGCAACCAATTAGTAGGGTACTGCTGCGTTGCGAAATGAAGCCCCCACATGATTATAGAACCTATTGGGGCCCCCGCAGCCGCTATTTTCTGATTAACCCAGTCTACTCGAGCTATACTGTCATTAGTAGTGGGCGATACAGTACGGGGGTTGCCCGTTAGGAAAGGACTATCTATATTAGCCTTAGTGTTCGATAGATTAGTTACTTGTGTCTGTAGACTACCTACAGTATTCTGTAATGCTACTATCTTGGGTATCTCTAGATTGAGCTTGTCATTTATAGCGCTGACTGTGGCATTGATGGTGGCTATCTGAGCAGTTAGTTGATTACTCAATGTAGTAAATTGAGACTGTAGACCACTGATGGCAGTTGTGTTAGTATCGCAGCATGTCTGTAGGTTCTTAATTATAGTTAGCTCACCTACGGCGGCAGCTAGGTTATTAATTAGATCATTGACTAACTGCTGTATGTTCTCAATGATCCGCCGTAGCTCACCGTCACCGAATAGATCGTCGCGTAATTCCTGTAGTTCATTCTCTAGAGTGGCTATATCAGCCAGCATGTCGGCAATAAATGCAAACGCCCGCACTGTGTCAGATAAGTCGTATATAGTATTGGCTGCCTGTGTTCCCGTATGATTGGCGCGATTAGCAGCCTCTAGAAAGTTATTGTCGAGTTCAGCACAAGTAAGGGGACTTCCCTTACTCACCGATAGTATAATTGGCATAGAACTGTAGCTAGTGGTTAATTTGGTTATACTATCGGTGTATGGCGTACTGTAAGCATTAGAAAGGAGGTATCGGTGAGTAGCGAGGAATGGATGGTGGATATAAAAAATCCTCACGGGGTGCCAATTACTATATATAGTGATTGGCCCCACCTGAATGGTCAAGTCCTTAGGCCTAATAGTGGTCTGAGGACTAGCTACGAGATAGAGGATGGATACGAGTTATACGTTAGTCAGCTCTATCGAGTTAAGTCTAATGAGATGCCGAGATTGTATGTTGGATACTGTATAAAGGATTAAATTAATGCAATATTCAGTTGAATTTAAGGGTACACGTGGTAGTTTGTATACACAGCTTTTTGCTAGTTACACATTCACAAATATCACGCTGCCTAGAGCGGTTACTCTAACCCTGAGCCCCGGCGCAGTAGTATGGGTTGATCTAATCGATATTACCTCACTACAGGTAATAGGTCTCTCGTGTGAGACAGGTTCTGTTAACCTCAGTGTTATTAATGATGGTAGCACTATTATTAATCTACCAAAAGTAGTAGCTGGCTCCTATCACTTTAATAACGTAGACATAGTCGATGCTAAGATACAACTAGTAGCTGTAGGCACTACGCCCGTACCGCTACAGTTAATATACGCCGGTGTAGCGTGACCTGTCCACTAGAATGGCAGCAGGCCTGCCGTAATCTGGATATAGCATGCCATAAATGTAGAGCTGAGATAGGAGAGGGTGAGCTGGCCTATTTACCACTGGCTGGTAGCCCCTCTATTAAGAGTCACCCCGCATATGAGAAGCCCCCTCCGCCCCGTCGCAAGCAGAGTAACACTGCATCGAAGATAGGGCGCGTCACTGAGAAACGCGTGTTACGCGATCTAGATGCAAGAGCAACAGTGGCCAGTGGGGCCATCTTCGGAGACGGGGATGGCTCTATTGTTATAGATGGGGAGACCTGGCGTATAGAACATAAGACGCGGGTGGCCCGGCGTAATACACTAGGCCCTACTGAAGATGAGTGGGCTACTGCTCAGGCGCAGGGGTGCCGCCTATTCATCACTACTCACGGTAATAGAAGTGTCGTTACCATGGATATAGCTGATTTCAAGAGCCTAGCCGTATTGCCACCCGAGTTTACAGAGGGCGTTAATGAAGAAGCGGGGGGCTCAGCTATTTCAATCCCTAATAGGGTTTAAAATTAATTGGAACTGGGTTTACCCTGTCCCGCTCGGACTTCACGGCTCACTGTGTCTTTTAGTCTATAGATACCAGACCCTCTCTGATGCCTACATCAATCAACTGATTAAGGCAAATGAGAGGGCGGTAAATAGGAGGTCATCGGTATCGCCTACCGGCGATTTAAGGAACCTTAGAGATCG